GGCGAACGATAGAAATCGGCATTCGGAACTTTCTGAACTTACGAGTGGATCATGGCTATAGCAGGTAAGAAACGCACCCCGGCTGCAATCCGCAAGCTGGAAGGGAACCGCGCAAAGACTCCGATACCGGCGGAACCCATCGGCCAGAAGGGCGCACCGGTTGCCTACCACGACCTTGACGGCCCCGCTCTGTATGAATGGCAGCGGGTGGTCCCGGCGCTGGAAAGCATGGGGCTGCTGGACAAGGTGATAGACCGCGCAGCGCTGGTCATCTACTGCGACTTGTGGGGTGAATTGGTCAAGGTCAACCGGGAAATCAAGAAGAGTCCGTACCTGTCTGACTCACAATCCGGGGCGAGCGTTGTGAACCCGCTCTACACATTGAAGTTGAAACTGACCGACCAGGTACGGAAGTACCTGAATGAGTTTGGAATGACGCCGACGGCACGCACCCGCCTGTCAGTGGGGAAGGAGCAGGCCGAGAAGGACGCACTCCAGGACCTGCTAAGTCATGGCAAGAGGCAGAATTGACAAAGAGGCTGCCGACCGGGCGGTACAGTTTATGGAGTTGTTGCCCCACACGCAGGGAGTGTGGGCTGGCAAGCGACTCCCGTTGCTCGATTGGGAACGCGAGATTGTCGCCCATATTTTCGGGACGCTCCGCGCTGACGGCACTCGGCAGTACCGCCTAGCCTATTTGGAACTGCCGAAGAAGAACGGCAAAACGACTCTCGCCGCACGCTTTGCCCTGAAGCTCATGGCGGCAGACGACGAGATAGGTGCTGAGGTGTATTTCGCGGCATCCGACCGCGACCAGGCGGGCATCTGCTACCGCGCCGCCAAGGGTTCGACAGAACTCCAACCGAGCCTCAATGCCTCGTGCAAGATCATAGATTCGGTCAAGCGCATCGTCTACTACCCCACGGGGTCGTTCTGCCAGGTGCTTTCTGCCGATGTCCACAAGCACCACGGACTGAATGTGTCCGGGGCGGTTATCGACGAGTTGCACGCACACCCGAACCGCGACCTCTATGATGTGCTGACCAAGGGTTCCGGTGAGGCGCGAAGGCAACCGCTCTATGTCGTCATCACAACGGCCGGGTATGACCGCCACTCCATCTGTTATGAGTTACACCAGAAGGCGCGACAGATAGAGAAGGGGATTGCAAACGACCCCACGTTCTACGGGAAGATATACGGGCTTGAAGATGACGAGGATTGGGAAGACGAGCGCAACTGGAGCAAGGCCAATCCGTCGCTAGGCCATATCTTTACCATCGACCGGCTGAGAGAAGCCTACCAGTCAGCGAAGGGAAACCCCGTTGAGGAGAACCTCTTTCGGCGGCTAAGGCTGAATCAGTGGACGACCAATGAGACGCGCTGGATGGATGTACGAGTTTGGGATGAGTGCAAGGCATTACTCGGGCTGGAAGGGCGCGACTGCTACGGTGGTCTGGACCTTTCGAGCACGACCGACCTGACGGCGTTCTCGATGTGCTTCCCGGACGGCGACGAGTACCACATCCGTACTCACTTCTGGCTCCCGGCTGACAATATCAATGACCGCGAGAAGCGCGACAGGGTTCCCTATCAACAGTGGGCGCGGGATGGCTGGCTGACACTCACGCCGGGGAACGTGGTTGATTACGACTACATCATCCGGGACATGGTGGAGTACCGGGCGCAGTACCGAATCAACGAGGTTGCCTTCGACCGCTGGGGCGCTGAGAAGCTCCGGCAACAACTGACCGACTTGGGCTTTGTCATGGTCGAGTTCGGACAGGGCTACAAGTCCATGTCCCCGCCGACCAAAGAGTTCGAGCGACTTGTACTCTCACAGAGATTGCACCACGACGGGAACCCGATACTCCGCTGGAACCTCGATAACACGATAGTCACCACCGACTCGGCGGATAACGTCAAGCCGGACAAGGCGAAGGCCACGCAGCGCATCGACGGCGTGGTGTCGTCGATCATGGCCTTAGATAGAGCATTGAGGCACGAATCGGGGCCGAGCATCTACGAGACGCGCGGCATCCTAACGCTGGACGAGGACTAATATGCGATTGAAACTACCGGGCGGCAAAGAGCTGCGGTTCTCCATAGGCGACCTCGATAGGGCGATGGACTATGCCGTGTGGGGCTACCCGTCGACCGCAGGGGTCAACGTCAACGAGTACACCGCCCTTCGCATCGTGGCCGTGTTTGCCGCTATCCGTGTTCTGGCAGAGACCGTGGCGCAACTTCCGGTGCATCTGTACCGCAACCGTTCGGACGGGGGCAAGGAACCCGTCACTGACCACTGGCTCTGCCCTCTGTTGCACGACAGCCCGAATCCCGAAATGACCTCGTTCGAGTTCAGGGAGACCCTCCAGGCGCATCTTGCCTCATGGGGCAACGCCTACTGTGAGAAGGAATATCAGGGCGGGCGTGTCGTGGCGCTGTGGCCACTGAGGCCCGACCGCATGGAGATATACCGGCGCAACCGCGAACTGGTCTACCTGTACCGCCGACAGAGCGGCGCGACATATGAGATGCCGGCATGGAAGTGTTGGCACCTGAGAGGGCTCGGATTCGATGGCGTGGTCGGCTATTCGCCCATCGCGCTGGCGCGTGAGTCCCTCGGGTTGACGCAAGCCGCAGAGCAGTTCGGGGCGTCGTTCTTCGGAAATGGGGCGCTGCCCGGCATGGTGCTCGTTCACCCGAAGGCACTGTCAGAGCAGGCCAGAAAGAACCTCCGCGAGTCGTGGAGCAAGATTCACCAGGGGCCGAAGCAGGGGCATAACCCCGCCATCCTCGAAGAGGACATGCGGGTCGAAAAGATAGGAATTCCGCCGGAAGATTCGCAGTTCCTCGAAACGCGGGGCTTTCAGGTTACGGAGATTGCCAGACTGTTCCGGCTCCCGCCCCACATGATCGCCGACCTCTCCCGCTCGACATTCTCCAACATCGAGGTACAGGGCGCCGAGTTTGTCATGTACTCACTGCTGCCATGGTTGAAGCGGTGGGAAGCATCCATCAACAAGCACCTGTTGCCAGAGTCGGAGACAGGCCGGCTGTTTGTGAAGTTCAACGTGTCCGGCCTACTGCGGGGCGATGCCGCGGCGCGGTCGCAACTCTACGCCTCGGGCATCCAGAACGGGTGGATGTCGCCGAACGACGCACGAGCGCTTGAGGACATGAACCCAATCGAGGGCGGCGGCCAGTACTTCGTGCAGTTGAACCTCGTGCCGCTAAATATGGCGGCAGATGTGGTCGCAGAACCAGAGGGGCAGAGAACGCTCGAAACCCGCGCCGACAATAAGAGGCTTGCTCTGCACCGCGCCCGGATTGCGAAGTCGTACCGGACAGTCTTTGCCGACGCAGGGAAGCGCATTGTCGAACGGGAGACACAGAACATACTCCGGGCGGCGAAGAAACACCTTTCCGAGCGCAACCTGCAGTCGTTCGAGGACTGGCTGACCGACTTCTACCGCGACTTTGTGGACTACGTGGTCAGACAGATAGACCCTGCCGTGAGGGGATTGTCAGATGCCATAGTCCCGATTGCCATGGAGGAGATAAAGGGCAAGGCCGACGAGGAGAAGATACGGGAGTTCTTGGCCGAGTACGAGAAGGCATTCGCCCTTCGGTACACCGGCTCCAACAAGGGACAGATTTTGTCCCTGTTGCGGGGCGAGAACCAACTTGAAGCCATCGAGGAGCGGCTTGCGGAATGGGCCGAGCGAGAGCCGCAGAAAGTCGCGATGAACGAGACAGTGCAACTGTCGAATGCGGTTGCCCGTGTGGCGTTCATGTCCGCCGGTGTGACATTCCTCGTCTGGCAGGCGATAGGGGCCGACACATGTCCTATCTGCCAGGAGATGGACGGGAAGACGGTCGGCATCGAGCAGCCCTTCCTCGGGCACGGCGACACGCTGGAATCAGAAGGGCAGTCACCCTACAGGGTGAGCAGGCCGACTACGCATCCACCTTTGCATGAGGGCTGTCAATGTCAGATAACCGCACAGTAGAAACCGCGATGCTTGACCATCGCTCCAGAGAACACCGGGAGTACATCGACCTCAGAGAAACAATCCACCCGTCACGCCCCGAGGTCGCACAGGAGGCCGACAGTGAAGAAGGACATCGAACGCCGCGAGTTGTCCGTCGCGGAATTGCGCATTGCGAAAGAGGATGACGGCCCGAAGATTCGCGGGTATGCGGCCGTCTTCAACAAGCTCAGCGAAGACCTCGGCGGGTTCCGTGAGCAGATAGCCCCCGGCGCGTTCGCCAAAGCGCTCACAAAGAACGACGTACGGGCGCTGGTGAACCACAACCCAGACCTGGTATTGGGGCGCAACAAGAGCGGCACGCTCCGGCTCTCAGAGGACGAGCACGGACTGGCCATCGAGATCGACCCGCCGGACACACAGACCGCGCGCGACACCATGACACTCCTGGAAAGGGGCGACATCAGCCAGATGTCGTTCGCCTTCACGGTCAACAAGGACACGTGGCAGGAAGA